CGGTTCGGAGAACGACGACTGGACATGCATCAAGATGGAGACCCTCGACGGGCTGATATTCACTCCCCGATACGGGCCCGACCGGCGTGCGACCATCTGGAACCCGAAACAATGGGGCGGGCGCATCCCCCGCGCCGAGGTATCCGCAGCATGGGCGGAACTCAACGAACGCTACAAAATCGAACGCGCCTACTGCGATCCCGGCTTCCGCGACGAACTGTCATGGGAATCGGAGATAGAAGCATGGGACAGGGCCTACGGGCCGAAGAAATTCCTACCGTGGAGCATGTCGGGCAGCTCCCGCATCGGAGCCGTCTACGAGGCATTGCGCCGATTCGAAGCCGACCTGACCACGCACCGCATCACGCAGGACGGCTGCCCCATCACCCGCACCCACATGATGAACGCGCGAAAGGTCGCCAAGACCCTGGAACGCTACGGGCTGGCGAAACCCCAACAGAACAGGAAAATAGACGCCGCCGTGACCAGCGTGCTCGCCCACGAAGCCGCATGCGACGCACGAGCCGCCGGCTGGGGCGCTCGCAAACACAATTACATGCTTACCGGATCATCGACCAGAAGGAGGTACTGATGGAATACAGCCAGCAGGATCTGTCCGCATTGGCGAACCGACTGGCCGATAAGATCCAGTTTCGCAGGCCCAACATCGGCACGCATACCGATTACGTGCTCGGCAAACGCGGCAAACTGAAGTTCGCGTCCAAGGAATTCAAGCGCTACATGAGCGACCGGTTCTCCGATTTCTCGGACAACTGGTGCCTCCCCGTGGCGCAGGCCCCGGTGGAACGCATCAAGTTCAAGGGCTTCGTCCCTTATGATGACGTGAAGCTCGGCACCGGCATCATGAAATGCCTCGACCGCAACGACTTCGAACGCGGACTTCAGGAAGCCGCGCTGATGATGACCACCACGGGCCGCGCGTTCGCTTTGGTCACGCAGGTCGACGGCAGGGCCCGCATCACGTTCGAGCACCCGGACAGCGCCGCAGTCATCTACGATGCGCGCACCGGCCAGCCGTCAGCCGGGTTCCTCATCCAGCAGGGCGACGACAAGGAGTACGGCACCCTCATGCTGCCCGGCTGGACGGTCAGCATGGAACGCAAGAAGATGCTCGATCTGACCGACCAGCGCGTGCCGCCCGACGTGTACGGCTGGAAGATGAATGACCCTCAGCCCACCGGTCTGGACACGATCCCCCTGCGCGAGTTCCGCAACCAGATGCTATTGGACAATGCGCCGATCAGCGACATCGCGCACGTCGAATCGATGCAGGACACGGTCAACGTCGTATGGGCCTACCTGCTGAACGCATTGGACTACGCCTCACTGCCGGCACGAGTCATCCTCGGCGGAGACCCGCTCGTCGAGCCCGTCTACAACGAGGAGGGACAGCAGGTCGGCGAGAAGCCCATCGAACTCGACAAGCAGGTGCTGGAGCGCATCTACCAGTTCACCGGCGACAACGTGAACCTGGGCGAATGGTCAAGCTCGAACCTGAACGTGTTCATCCCGGTCATCGAAAAAGCGGTGGAGCATATCGCCGCCGAAACACGCACCCCCGGCCATTACCTGCTGACGAACGCGGAGGTTCCGGCCACCGGCTACGAGGTCGCCGAAGCCGGCCTCGTATCCAAGACCATCGAACGCATCAGCTTCCTGAAATCCCCCATCCGCGACATCTGCAGCATCGCCATGCGCTACGAGAACGACGTGGCTGAGGCGGACATCATCGCCGACTCCAAGGTGCAGTTCGCGACCCCGCAGTATCGCAGCGAAACCCTGATGGCGGACGCGATGCTCAAATACAAGCAGCTCGGCTTCCCGATCCAATGGGTCGCGGAGCAGATGGGCCAAAGCTCGGACGAGGTGCAGCGCATCATGCGCATGCGCGCCGACGAGATGGCCGACCCCGAACTCGAATCGTTGAACCGTGCCCTGCAGATCGGAGGCGCTGATGGCGGTCGAATCTCAGGTGCTGGCCTACAGTCAGAAACGGCTGGCGACCTTGGAGCTGGCGGCGGACAGAGCCGCACGCAGAACATGGAACAGGGTCGACGCCAATAACATCCAGGCGTCGTGGAAGTCGATAAGCCGCGACTTCCTCACCCTGTTCTCCACCATCCAAACCAAGTCGGCGGAGACAGCCATCGACGCGAGCGGCATGATGCTCTCCGAACAGGGCGTGTACGTCACTCCCCATGCTTTGGCTAACCCGAACGCATTCGCAGGCTGGGCTCCGTCCGGCCTCGACATCGCCTCCTACTTCCAATCCCCCGTGTTCGCCGCCCTGCACGCGATACGCACCGGCAGCTCCCCGTTGGAGGCATTGGAATATGGGCGCAACCTGCTGGTCATGCTTACCTCTCTGGCGGTCATGGACACCGCCCGCCAGGCGGAATCACTGGACATCACCAGCCGTCCCAAGGTCGGCTACGTGCGTGTCGAATCCGCCACCTGCTGCGACAGGTGCATGATATTGGCCGGCAAATGGTTCCGATTCAACGAGGGGTTCCTGCGCCACCCCCACTGCCACGGCCGCCACGTGCCCTGCAGCCAGGGCATGGCCAAACAACAGGGGTGGATCAGCGACCCCATGGAGGGTTTCAAAAGCCTCTCCCGTGAGGAGCAGGACAAGCGCTTCGGCGCGAATTACGCGCAGGCCATCCGCGATGGCGCCGACATCTACCAGGTCGTCAACTCGAAACGCGGCATGCAAAGGGTGGGCAAAGGCTATACGCTGACCACCAGCGAGGGCACCACACGATACGGGTGGGCCAGCATGCAATACGCCCAGCAGTCCGGCCGGAGGATGAAACGCCGCCTGTCCATCGACGGCATCTACTCGCTGACCGGAGGCGACCGGGAGAAGACCATCTCTGCGTTGAAGGCCAACGGCTATTTCGTGGACAACGACTGGCGCGGCAAGGTGCCCGAGATCCGCAAAAGCATGTGGCTGCACGACAACACGTACCGGCAGGGGCGCGTCGAACTATTGACCGCCGCCGAGAAGCGCGTTCAGACCGCGAAGCTCCGCTACGAGGCCGTATTGGAGGGCCGCAACCCCAACGATGGCCGCATGCCCCTCACCCCCGAAATCGCCGCCCAATGCGAACGCGAATACCGCCGATGGGTCACCTCCGGCGGACAGATTTTCCAGCAATGATCCAGCGAATCGAAAGGAAGAACATGGATCCCGCAAACCAGAACCAGCAGACAGGCGACAACGAGTCCAAGAAGCCGGAGAACACCGGCGGCGAGGATTGGCAGTCGAAGTTCGAAGGACAGCGGAAAGTCAACCGCGACCTCGAAAAGAAACTGAACGAAGCCTACGCCAAGGCCGACAAGGTCGACGAACTCGAAAAACAGATCGCCGCCCTGCAGGGCAAGGAGGCCGAATACGAGGCCGCCAGGAAGGAACAGGCCGTCAAGGACGAGGCCCTTGCCGCCGCCAACCAGCGCATCCTCAAGGCCGAAGTCCGCGCCGCAGCCAGCGGCAAGCTCGCCGACCCGGCCGACGCCCTGCGCTACCTCGACCTGTCCAAGTTCACCGTCACGGATGACGGAAGCGTGGACAGCCAGGCCATCGCCAATTCGATCGGCGAACTGCTGGAACAGAAACCTTATCTCGGGAAAGCCGAGCAAGCACCCTCGGGTGCGAACATCACGCCGCCCAGCGGAACACGGGACGGCGACCGCCATCAGGGTCAGCTCACCCGAGACGACCTGAAAACCATGAGCCCCGCAGAAATCGTCAAAGCCCAACAGGACGGGAGACTGAAGGACCTGCTCGGAGCCAACTAACGGAAGGAGGCCTTAAATGGCCATCACCAATTTCATTCCCGAACTGTGGAGCGCCAACATCCTGCTGGAACTCCAGAAGAACCTCGTCTACGGTTCCGCCGTGAACCGCGACTACGAGGGCGACATCGCCAACTACGGCGACACCGTGCACATCACCGGCATCGCGCACATCAGCATCGGCGACTACACGGCCCACACCGACATCACCATCGAACCGGCCACAGACAAGGACGCCGGCGAACTCGTCATCAACCAGAGCAAATACTTCGCGTTCGAAATCGACGACGTGGAGAAGCGCCAGGCCATGAACAACCTGACCGCCGCATATTCCCGGGACGCCGCCTACAAGCTGCGCGACCTGACCGACCAGTACCTGGCCGGCCTGATGGCAGCAGGCGCGAAGAGCAAGCTCGACCCGATTTCCGGCGCCACCGCCACCAAGGCGTACGACACCATCGTGGATCTGGCCACCGCATTGGATAAGCAGAGCGTGTCCGACGCGGGCCGTTGGGTCATCGTCACCCCGGACTTCTACGGTCTGCTGCGCAAGGACAGCCGTTTCGTCGCTGGCGCCGAGTCCGCTCATTCCACGCTGCTCAACGGCGTGGTCGGTGAGGCCGCGGGCATGACCATCCTCAAGTCCAACAACGCTCCCGCAGCCAAGGGCGGCTCTGCCGCAGCTCCGACCGATGAGGGCAACGTCATCATCGCCGGCACCAACGCGGCCACCACGTTCGCGGAGCAGATCGCCAAGGTCGAGGCCACCCGCAAGGAGAAGGGCTTTGACGACATCGTCAAGGGCCTGCACCTGTACGGCGCGAAGGTCGTGCGCCCCGAAGCGCTGGCCACCGTACACTTCAAGGTGGGCAAGTGATGGCCGGCAGCTATGAGGCCATGCCCTACTTGGGCGAAGCCGAATAACCGCATAGGTGGTGACTCATGGACACGCTGGCAACGGTCAAGGACCTTGATTCATACGGCATCGAATACGCGGACGAAAAGCTCGCGGGCAAGCTGCTCGAATCGGTTTCCGCAGCGGTGCGCGACGCCGCAGGGTGCCCCATCACACGCGGCGAATACACGGTGACCATCCCCGGCGAAACCTCACGCAGGCTCGACCTGCCCATGCGCCCCGTGATTTCCGTGAGCCGCGTGCTCATGGACGGCGAGGAGACCGGGGATTGGAAGCTGCTCGGCAACGCCCTGTACAGGGAAAGCCTGTGGAGCCTGCCGAACATGGTCCCCTGTTCCGTCACCGTCACCATGCTCGCCGGCTATGACCCGGTTCCCCCGGACATCGTGCGCCTCGTGTGCAGCATGGTCGCAGCCGGACTCGTCCAGCAGTCGAACGGCGGCCCCGGCGCTCACCGCGACGAATCATACGCGCGAATCGACGACGTGCAGATCGGCTACCGTCAGGGCGACTCCGAGATCATCGACGCACTCGAACTGCCGGAGGGCACGAAACGAGCCCTCCGCAACAGGTTCGGCATGCGAGGCATCGCCATAGGGGTGTTCCGATGAACGTGCAGCACATCCTCAACCGAGGCCGACAGCTCGCCGAATCGTTGATGACCGACCAGTGCCGCGTCACCCATATGGGCAAACCGGTCACCGACCCCGAAACGGGACTGGTGGAACCGGCTGCGAACACCGTGTATGAGGGCAAGTGCAAGGTGCAGACCTCGGGTGGTCTGGCTGCCGAGAACACGGAGGGCGGCATCGTCGAAGCGTTGGGTGCCGTCACCCCCGTGTGGAGCATGTACGTGCATTTCCCCTACGGCACCATGGGTTTATTGCCGGGTGACGTGTGCGAGATAACCGAGGCCGATGACCCGAATCTCAAGGGGCGGAAGCTCAGGTTGTTGAACATGCAGTCCGAGAAGACACACTCCACCGCATGCCGGTGGAATGTGAAGGAGGTGGGCAACAGCAATGAGTGACATCACCATAGACGCTTCGGAGCTGACCGCGTTCGGCCGTCGTGTCGCCGCCGCGCACGCCATGGCTTCGGTCAAGGCCGCGCAGGCGGTGAAGAAGGGCGCGCAAAACGTCAAGGAAGGCGTCATCTCCGACCTGCAGACATCATCGAACTACGCGATCAGCCGTATCGGCATCGGCTACGAAATGGGCAGCACCGGCACCACCATTTATGCGGATGTGAGCCCCCGCGACGGCGGAGCTTCCGACTTGGCCAACATCGCGTTCTTCGGCACCGCGAAAGGCGGCGGAACCCACTGGTTTTACCAGTTCGCCGAACAGGAATTGCCCACGCTCGCCGAATACGTGGGAGACGCGGCCGACGACATGCTGATAGGAGCCATCGGATTATGAGCGTCATGGACCTGACCAATGCGGTTCTCGACCTGCTGCCCTCCATGCCGTCCGGCGTGAAGGTGTACAGGCAGGAGGAGCCGTTGGAGTCGAAGATGCCGCCGTGGATCATCGCGCGCGTCTCCACCGACCGTCATGTGGCGGCGGAGACGATGCGGTTCACCGCCCACTCCGCCCTGCTGGAGGTTCGCGCCGTCAGCACCACCGCCGACAGCGTGAACATCTGGTGCGACGACATGCTGATCCCCGCGCTGGCGAACCGCTCCCCCACCCGGCCGCCGGGCTACACGGTCGGCCAGCTCACCCTGTACGAGGATTCCGGCGCATACGCGGCCGGTCTGACCGCCGACGAAACCGCGCGCCGCTACCAGGTGCGCGTCCTGAGGTTCCGCTTCACGTGGAGCCGACCATAGTCAACCAATCATTTACCAAAAGTCTTCAACGCCACCCCATACGGGGGGTGGCTTTTTGCTTTAAGGAGCGCATCATGACCCTGAAACTGGGTACAGAGATTCCCGGCACCAGTGCCGAGGGCAACATCACCACCATCTGGGTGCCGGCGATCAAGAACATCAAGGCCCCGACCATCATCGAGCTCGAGGCCGGCACCGACATCTCGAACTACGTCATGCTTGGCGGCTGGAGCTTCGACCCGTCGCAGGACACCGTGTCCGACCAGCGCGAGAACACCGTGCAGGACTTCGGGGCCCCCGGCCGCAAGAGCGCCGGCGACATCAGCATCGAGGTCATCGACAACACGAACACGGAGCACAAGGAACAGAACGAGGCCGTCACCCTCATGCACGAGGGCGCGTCCGGCTATATCGTGCGTCGCCGCGGCATGGCCACCGACGCGCCATTGGCCTCCGGCCAGAAGCTCACCGTCGTGAGCGTGAAGTGCGGCGAAAAGAAGGTCATCAACCCGGATGCGAACACCATGATCCGCAGTCAGATCCCGCTGTTCGCTCAGGCTCCCGGCTGGGAGTCCGAGACCGCCGTGCTGACCGCAGCCTGACAAGTTCTTCCGTGCGGGGATTCTAAGCCTTTCTGGCCCCGCACAGGCATTCTCTCTTCTCTCTCAGAAAGGTTTTCAGACTTTCAGAAAGGGATAATCATGGCTTTGGAAGTGAAGCGCAAGCGCGTGGACGTCGACCTCATATTGGATCAGGAGAAGGCCGAACAGGTCGCCGCATTGGGAGCCGACCTGGAACGCGCCATGGCGCAGCATGTGACCGAGGGCGGCAACGCCGCCGCCAAACGCATCGCCGAACAAATCGACAGGCTGCGCGACGAGGTGAAGGACGACACCGTCCGCATCACCCTGGAGGCGCTGCCGCTCTCCCAGTGGCGTCAGGTACTCGAGGCGAACACCGTCACCGAGAACGGCGTACCGAAACAACACATCGAGGACATCTGCGCCGACGCCGTCAGACTCATGGTCAGGAAGACCGTGCCGGAAACCCCCGTGGAAGAGCTGGCCAACGTCATGACCGAACTGTCCGACGGCCAGATCAGCCCCATCTGGTACGCGATCCGTGACCTGAATGCGAAGCTCATCGACCCAAAAGACGCACTCGAATCAGCCTCGCGGATAATCCGCAGACAGTAAGGGAACTGCGAATCTGCCAGAAGCTCGGCATCAGCTACAAGCGTTGGCTCGGCTGGGAACCGTCGTATCGGGTGGAAAGGGACGAGCATAGGCGCATCACCGGCTACACGCCGGAAACCGAATGGGATGCGACCGAACGCGAATGGATGCTCGCACTCGACGAATACGAGCGCACGCTGTGTCCGCGCTGCGGGATGCCCGTCAGCATATGCCACGACGAGCTGGCCCCCACCAAATACGCGAGCGAGGTCGGCGTCTGTCAGATCGACCTGATGCGCCGCATCGGGCTCGAAGAATACCGCAAGGACCATTCCGCGGAATCCGCCACGAAACTTGACTCACTGACCGTGGGCATCAACCCACGATGATCCGACAGGAGGATATGCCATGGCCGGTGGCCTGAACCGCAACATCACCGTCCGCCTGCTCGCGGACACCAGCAATTTCACCGCCGGCATGGCCAAAGTGTCCGGCGAAAGCCAGAAGGCCGCGACCACCATGGAAGCCGCCGGAGGCAAATCGAAGCTCATCACCACCGGCATCGCGGCGGCCGGTGTCGCCGCCACCGCGCTGGGCGTGGCCGCTGTCAGGATGGCGGCGGACTTCGACGCCAGCATGTCGACGGTGCAGGCCAACACCGGAGCCAGCGCAGATGAGATGAATCAGCTCCGTCAGGCCGCCATCGACGCCGGCGCCGACACCATATACTCGGCCACCGAATCCGCCGACGCCATCAACGAACTCGGCAAAGCCGGCCTATCGACCTCGGATATTCTCTCCGGCGGCTTGAGCGGCGCATTGAACCTTGCCGCGTCCGACGGCATGGCCGTAGGCGACGCCGCCGAACTCATGGCCACCACCCTCAAACAGTTCAACCTGACGGGCGCCGAATCCACTCAGGTGGCCGACGCGCTGGCGGCCGGCGCAGGCAAGGCCGTGGGTTCCGCCCATGACCTCGGCCTCGCATTGAATCAGGCGGGTCTGGTGGCCAACAGCATGGGCGTCAGCATGCAGGAGACCACCGGCACGCTCGCCGCGTTCGCCAACGCCGGCATGATAGGCAGTGACGCGGGCACCAGCCTCAAGACCATGCTCCAACGACTGGCCAGCCCCACCGACAAGGCACAGAGCCTCATGGACGAGCTCGGCATCAACGTGTACGACGCCAACGGCGAATTCATCGGACTCGCCGGCGTGGCCGGCCAGCTGCAGCAGGGCCTGTCCGGCATGAGCCAGGAGCAGCGCAACGCCGCGCTCAACACCATCTTCGGAGCCGACGCGGTGCGAGCCGCGAACGTGCTCTACAAGGAAGGTGAAAGCGGCATAGCCGACTGGACCGACGCGGTAAGCGAATCCGGTTTCGCCGCCGAGCAGGCCGCCGCCAAGAACAACAACCTGAAAGGCGACTTGGAGAACCTAAGCGGCTCGTTCGAATCCCTCATGATCTCTTTGGGCGAGGGCGGTCAGGGCCCATTGCGTTCCCTCGTGCAGACGCTCGACACGCTGGTGGACGCGTTTAGCCAACTGCCAGCGCCCGTACAGCAGTCCATCGTGCTGCTGACCGCGTTGGGTGGCGGCTTCACCGCCCTGCACTCCGCCATGGCACCGTTGAACGCCAGCAGCTCCCAGACGGCACGGAACTTCGGCCTGATGCTCGACCCGTTCCAGCGAGCCATCACCGCCGCACCACTACTCAAGGACGGCATCATCCAGCTCGGCACCTCCATGCTCGGCACGTCCACCAACGCCGGCACGCTCGCCAACGGCCTGACGCGAGGCCAAACCGCCATGAACGGCATGAAAAGCATCGGCAGCGGCCTGTTCGCCGCGCTGGGCGGCCCATGGGGCATCGCCTTGACGGTCGCGGGCGCGCTGCTTGTGGGGTTCGCCCAATCCGCGCAGGACGCTAAAGCCAACATCAAGGAATTCTCCAGCGCAATCGACCAGTCCGGGAACGCCGTCGAAACACTCATCAAGAAAATCGCCAGCGGCGAGGACAAGACATGGGATTTCGGAGACAAGTTCGCCACCGGCTTAGGTTCCCTTGGAGAAGCACTCGACAAAGCCGGCATCGAATACAGCACGTTCGCAAAGGCCGTCAACGGGTCCAAGGAAGCGCAAAAACTGTTCAACGAACAGTTGAAAAACGCCGGAAACAGCATGTCCATCATGGAGACAGACAGTATCCGAGACAGTTACAACAAGCTCTCCGACCAGGTCAGCAAAGCCAAGGAACAGGTCAGCAAAACCAATGAGGAAGTCGCCAAGGCGGGAGCCAGCGGAGACACGGCCGCCGAAGGCACCAACAACTACGCCGACAGCACCGACAATGCCACCACAGGCACCAAAGACCTCTCCGACGCCATTGACGATCTGGTGAAAGGCTTCCTCAACCTGCCGGGAGTGCAGTTGTCCGCGGATCAGGCCGTCACCCAATTCAATCAGGGCATACTCGACCTTAACGAGAGCATCGCGAAGAACGGCCGAGTGCTCGATGACAACGGCAACGCTTTGGCGGGCTATGAGTCTCAGGCGTATGACAGCCAGAGCGCGCTGCAGGGGCTTGCGTCCACCGCGCAGAGCACGGCGCAGAAGATCATCGAGGAAGGCCAGGCCCACGGCGACGCTGCAGCCGCTACCCAGCAGGCGGGCGATATCCTCGAACGGGCACGTCAGGCGTACATCGACAACGCGACCGCAGCCGGCATGAGCGCCGACGCGGCCGCAGCTCAGGCAGACCGTTACGGTTTGGCCCGCAGCGAGGCCGACAATCTGCGTCAGAGCATCGAATCCATGAACAGCGAGGCCGCTAACCCTGTCGACGTGAGGATTACGATCACGGACGAGGCCAGCGACGTGCTGGACAAGGTGAAGGTCAAGGCCGAGAAAATCGACGACAAGACCGTGCGATTGACCGGTGACGACACCGACCTGATGCAGAAGATCGCCGACGCCACCAACGCGAAGATCGACCCCAAGACCGGCTACCTGGACTTGGATAAGAGCCAGTTCGACGTCGCCATGGCAATCGCCGGCGGCGCAAAAATCGACGACAAGACCGGCGTCCTCAAGGGCAACAACACGCCCCTGTTCGACAAAATGGTCGAAGCGAACGGCTGGCAGATAGATCCCAAGACCGGCTACATCTATGGCAAGAACGGTCAGGCTTTGCAGGCGATCCGCGATGTGAACAACGAACCCTTGGAAACCCCGAGGGAGGTCACGGTCACCACGAACATCGTCCGCAACTTCATTGATAACTATATGAAAAACGACGTGCCGGATGACAGCGTGGGCGTTCGCCCGCCCTCCAAGACCGGCGGCCTGTTCACCGGTTATGGGGTTTCGATGCGCGGCTACGCCGGCGGCGGCAGTGTCATCGAGGGCCTCCTGCCAGGCAAGGCCACCACTACGGGCGGCGACAACATCACGTTGGCGAACGCGCGAGTCAAGAGCGGCGAATTCGTGTCCAATGTGAAATCCGTCGCATATTATGGCGCCGACACATACGCGGCCATGAACCGCCGGCAGATACCCAAGGAATCGTTCTCCGGCCGGGATATCGACGTGAGCGGCGTCATCGAGGAGATACGTTCCTTCCGCGAGCAGATCGGCCCAATCATCAGCGCGTATGCCCCGCAACTCGGCAAACGCGACTTACAGCGGCTCACCAAGGAGGCTTTGCGCACATGATGCACACGCTCACCTACACGTCAAACCGCGCCGGAACCGTGATTGATCTCGCCGACCCGGAGGGAATCATGTGCGGACAGATCCTGGAGCTACGCGCCCGCACGTGGGAGTTCGAGCTCGGCTACCGGTCATTGCGGGCCACGCGGCCCGCGAAGACCGTCAAGGTCACCGGGCTCGTCTACGGTATCCCGGCGCTCGAAAAGGCCGAGGAACTGTTCGACGCGGACATGTACGCCTACCTCAACGATGCCGCGAAACCCGGCGTCATCACGGTGGACGGATGGTCACAGACCTGCCTCGTGGTCGGCCACGAACCTGACTACACGTCACCCCTGCTCGTGCGCGGCGATTTCACGGTCGCCTTGCTTGACGGGGTGTGGCACAAACCGGTCAGGCAGAGCTTCAGCCGGTCGACGGCCCGCTACAACAGAGGCAAGGGTTATCCCTACGACTATCGCTACGATTACGCGCCGACCCGCAACGTCAGCAGCATCGACAACCAATCCGCCCTGCCTTCGCGGATGAGGCTCACCATTTACGGGCCGGTCTCTACGCCGATCATCATCATCGGCGGCAACAAGGTGATAGCCGACGTGAGCGTCCCATCCGGCGGCTACCTCATCATCGACGGCACCGGCTCACCACGCACGGCCGTGATGGTCGCCGCCAACGGCGACATCACCAACGTGTTCGACAAAACGCATCGCGACCAGGCCTCCAACGAATACGCGTTCGCCACCCTCCCGCCGGGACTGCAGCAGGTCTCATGGGATGAATCGTTCGGGTTCGACGTGGAATACTGGTTGGAGCAGACGGGACTGCCATGGACCTGATCTGGACCAATACCGCTCACGTGCCGCAGGGCGAACTCGTCTCCCCCGCACTCGACCTGCAGTACGGCGACGAGCAGAATGATTTCGAACTCACCCACGCCACCCCCGGACTGCTGCTCTCCGACGGCTGCTACATCGGGGCGGAAGGCACCGAGTTCGGAGGCCGCGTCGACGCGGTGCGTATCACTGTGGATGACGGGCATGCCCTGTATACGCTCACCGGCCGCACATGGCACGGTTTGCTTGCGGGCAAGATCCTCCAACCCGACCCCGGCACCGACCGGCTCACGGTCTCCGGCGACGCCAACAACATCATCCGCACGATAATCAGCCGGATCGGACTGTCCACGGTATTCGACGTGCCCTCGGAAACGAGCGGCATCACCCTCAGCAACTATTCGTTCCGCCGGTACATTACCGCGTGGGACGGGTTGCGCATGATGCTCACCGCGCAGGGAGCCAGACTCGACCTGACCTACACCGCTGGACGCTGCCGGATTCGCGCGGTCGCCGCCGACACGTACGGCGACGCGGACAGCGACCAGCGCATCAGTTTCGAGGCGCAACGCATCTGGACCCAAGTCAACCACCTCACGGGCCTGGGCAAAGGCCAGCTGCGCAACAGGGCGCGCAGCGACTGGTATGCGGATGCGTCCGGCAACATCTCCCAGACCCAGACTCTGACCGGCGACCGGGAGATAGCTCAGATCTACGAGCTCACATCCTCCGAAGGCGCCGAATTGTCCGACCAGACCAGGGACAAGCTCAAGGACATGTGGAAACAGGGCACCGTCGATTTGACGATCCCCGAGAACCTTGGCCTGCATATCGACGACCATGTGCGCGCCTACGATGCGCTGACCGGCGTCAGCGTGGACAGCCCCATCGTGCGCATCACCGTCAAACTCGCCAACGGCACACCAACCATCCGATACGAAGCCGGCCAATACAGTTGGCCCGATGAACAAGACTAAAGGAGCATCATGCCGAAACAGCCCAACATCACCCTCTACTCCTGTGATCGGCCTTCGTGCGTCAACAAAGAATACGTGTTGCCCAACGCGACGGCCAGCCCCAACTGGCACGAGGTCACGCGCGTCGACCGCAACGGCAACCAGAGGAAAATCCTTTTTTGCGAATCCGACTACCAGCAGTACCTACAGTTGGCCGAAAATCAGGACAAGGATTATGACCTCTGGCTCAACAAGTCCCTCAACGCGGAAGGTAAGTGATCATGGCAACAAATCTGCTTGTAACCGGCTCGCACGGCGGCGACGACCCGCACGTGGAATCGAAGCATGACGCGCTCATGCACGCCGCCATGCTCGGCCGAGGCGGATACATTTTGAAAACCCGGAATTGGACGATGAAACCGACGGCGAAGGATGCGAACAACATCACCATCCCAGCATGGGACCTCGTGGTCGAGGGCCGGCAGATCTACATCGCCGCACCGACCGACGTGAACATCCAATCCGGCTCGCAAGGGCAAAAACGACGCGATCTCATCGTGGCCCGGTACGCGTTGAACTCAGGCACCGGCGTGGAGACGGTCACCCTCGAAGCCATCAAGGGCAAGCCCAGCGCGGCCACGCCCGCGGATCCGGGCATCGAGACCGGCAGCATCATCGGCGGGGCCATCGTCTCCGACCTGCCACTCTGCCGCGTCAACCTCGACGGCATCACCATCACATCGATTGACACGCTGGTCAATGTTATGCAGCCCTTGGAGGATGTGTGGGATTCCGTAACCCGAATGCCGTATATTCTGTGCGGAGGCCATACCGTCACCACGAATAATGACGGCACATTCTACATCAA